CGCATGACCACGATCCTCAACCGGAAAGCGTCGCCCAGGCAATGCGAACTTGCTGGCTGGAATGTGTTTGCGAGCTGCAGCGTCTAGTTTCATCTCATCCCCATGCCGATGGTCTCGACTTTGGTGCTGGTATCTTCGGTTTCGGTGGTGCAACCTTCACTCCGAATGTCATAGCAAGACTATCACCGAAGTCTGGGCTGTCTACTCCGCGGCTACGCATATCGTCCTTGCTCTCCAACACTATACACCCACGCGTTGGGTGATACCCATAGTCAGGCCCAGTCAAGTCAGTCTCAATCTCTGGATCGTCGGGAATCTGCCCACCTTCCAGCCAATCCCGCGTGTCTCCCCACACTTCTGCACGCTTGTTCAGGTATTTGTCAGGGTCACTCGCTGGAATCCCGCCATGAAACTCCACCAGCAGCGTCTTACGATCATAGCCGCGAGCCTTCAGGTAGTCGTACACAGCGCCACCAATGCCGTCGCCATCAATCACCACCGCGTCCGGCTTCTCTCGGTCGATAGCCTCCTGAACCATCCCGCCCAGCTTCTGCGTGTCCATCCCATAGAACACGCCTTTGGCTTTCCCGCCGCATATCTCAGCCTTACGCCCTTGCCGCTTGAAGATAACAGAGCGGTTATCCCCAAATCTGGCTACATCCACCGCCAGAATGACAGGCATCGACTGATATCCATCCACCACCCGCTTACGCGCTTGCGCAACGATGTCGCCGGGGATAAATTGCGTACTGCCACCACGTGGAAACTCCCCACGGATGCGCACACGAGCTCGATCACTATCCTCTCCCCACTCCGCAATCTGTGAATCCAGTAGTACTTTGTTGGTCCCTTCGACGGTGCGAGAGTCAATTTGACGCTTATGCCAGCGGTTTGCTCCGGTAATGGCGCGGTAGAAGGCTCCGACGTTTCGTGTGGGGTTCCCGAAGGCAATCCAGATGATTTCCGTGTTTTCATCGGTCAGCGCCCCCTCAATCGCCTCCCAGATTACATCATCGATTGAGCTGGACTCATCAAACACAATCACAATGCGCTTGCCTTCGTTGTGGGCGCCCTGAAACGCTTCCGGTTTCTTTGCATCCCACGTGATGAAATCAGCACGCCACATTGCCTGGTGCTCAGGATCTTTCACCCGGATCGACGTTGCGTTGATGTCCCACCAGTGCTGATTGATACTCAATCTAAACCACTTCTGGACCTCGGGGACTGTCTTAGTGGCGAGTTGTGTACCTGTGCCGGCTGTAACAATGATCTTGCAGTCCTCGCAGGTGCTCATTGCCCACTCAATCACCATCGCAATCAGCGCAGACTTGCCGATACCATGTCCGCTTGCCACAGCAATCTGGTAAGGCTGATACCGTGTCTCTGGGTCGGCCAGGTGCGCTTTGATACCCTCAAGCTCTTCCTGTTGCCATGTTCGCGGGCCGGGAGCCTTCAGTTTGGCTGAATCCCACGGGAACACGTACTTAGTCAGCCCAACAGGGTCAAGCGAGTAGCTTCCAACGTCGGAAGCCAACTCAAGCTCTTCCTCTGCAAGACCGCCCTTCATGCCTTAGCCCGCTTGCGAGCCTCCGCTATCGCGTCCGCCAGGGTTATCGACCCCGAAACCTCTAGTTTGTCTGTAAATAGTCTCAGGTGCTTCCCAAGTAACTCTAGGCTCTCGCGCTTGGGTGCCAACTTGAACTTGGTCCGCAATACCAGTTTGCGCTCTCCATCGCCGGCCCCTCCGGTCGTATCCACCGTAATCTCTTGGATGGCTGCCGCATGATCACGAGTGAGCTTGGCGTAATCAAAGTCGGCGAGCTGGCCTTTCGCGTCCACCGTCATGAAATCCTTCATGTTGGCGAACCCCATCAAAGCCAACTCGTTGAGGACTCTCTCTGCCGTGATATCCAACTTCGCCAGCCTTTTACCTTGGAATTTAGCTATTTCCAGCGATACTTTAGGATGCTTTAGCAGTTGGCATCCTTGGCTCTCTGCTGTGCGTGGGCTGTAACCTGCTGATAACGCTGCTCTTTTAGCGTCTAACCCATTGGCAAGATACTCTGCAACAAACATCGACTGTTTAGGAGTCAGCGCCATAGGAGAAATTGTACCTCATCGCGTCAAGCAGGGCGAGACTTTTGCCTTATCTGACGAGCGCGCTGGTAACTTCGCTGGAGGCCAAGGAACACCCCACTTCGCAAACTGCTCACTTGTCCATCCACCAGTTGGGGTCTTGGCGTCTTCGATTTGTTTTCTGGTTATCACTTTTTGTCCTTTCCTTACGATGGGCTTTTGTTTTGTTGTGCTTAGACCTACCTCTGGCGTTGGTGGTAGGAAAACTCTAACCGTGATGCCGCGGAGACGACGCATTGACTTGCGCCGGAGCCTGCGATCGGCAAGGCATTTAGTGTGGCTCTCCCATCCCCGCTTGACACCTGAAACGCTACAGAGGCTCACGCTTGGGAGGGGCGATTGTTCTGCGACTCTGACTCTACTTTGCGCCGACGCTCCGGATGCCTCCGTCACGCCTGTTACTGCGCTAGTGGGGTATCAGCTTCGCGTACTTTCCGCCCGACCGCTGTCTATCCTCATCGGTAGATGCGCTGCAATCTTGACTCGCGTCTTACCCCTGGCGAACCAAGGATTTAGGTGCTGGTCGGAACTCACGACGCTATGGGACTCACCAACTATGAGTAAACCGCGCCGCCTGCCTTTCGACAAGGGTGCCGAGACGCAGGAAAGCGCTGAGGGTGTCGATCCGAATTGTTTGGGTGACGTTCTCATTGATTTCAATACAAGCTTGGCAACTTTACTATTGCATAGCGAATCGAATTATGCAAGAATAATAAGTGAGCGAGGGCCGTCTACCCTTCGTTCCGGGCGTTTAGTACAATCTTGGCGGACTACAAAACCCCCGGCTCTCGTCTCACCCTTCTGTGGTAACTTGTTGGTGTACCTCCGCAGTCTGACGACCTCTCGCAGGTCGTCTTTCTGCGTCAGAGCTCCTTTGGTGGAACAAGAAGCGCGTGCGGTGCCACATCGAACGCCTCGGCTATTTTCTGAATCGACGGCAGCATGGGCGTACAGTGTCCGTTCTCGATTTTGCTGATCCAAGTGCGACGCACTCCAATCTTCTCGGCAAAGTTGCGCTGCGACCACCCTCGCCGCCGTCGCAACGCCAGGACGTTCGCACGGAACACGTCCGCCAACTCATATAGCGTCTCTGGATCGATAACGGGCGCAACCACAATAGGCGAGGGCTGAACCGCGCTCACAGGCTCATGTAGGAGCTTCTTGCACCGCCGGCAGATGAGGTTGAGCGGCATGAACTGATTGATCCCGCAGTGGGGGCACCTGATTACCTCGCGTGGAATCACCCGAGTGCCTCAATTGCAGCATCAACTTCATCGAGTTCCGCTTTCAGCTTCTCTATCTGCGCTTCCAGCCCATCCCGGCGCTGCCTGAGATGGTTGATGGCTATGACGACGTGCCGGTTGAGTTTGCGCGGGGTGAGTTCTAACTTCAGTTCAGGCTTCGGGTCGGACATGATTATTCTCCTTAAAATACTATACACACACTAACCATGTTCTGCTATATTTATTTGATGGATGCTCTCAGAAAACACCTACGCAAGGCTGGCAAGATCGGCGGCAAGCAGAAGACCGATGCCCAAACAAAGGCACGCTCCAACAACCTCGCTCGCGCTCGGGAAGCACGCTGGAAAGATAAGCCAAAGAAAAAGGTTGACACAGAGCATGGCCAGTGATTACTATTCAATTCATGGCGGGGAGTGAAAGGTAATCCGGCACACTCTCAAACGATGTACTAAGGAGTTCAAGGTTCCATTCCTTGATATACACGCCCGCCATAATTTACGGGGACTCAACGGCTAGACCGCCATCTCCCCGAACCCATCAGGAGGAACAAATGAAACACTCACTCTTCATCGTCGCGCTGGTTTTCGTAGTCGTGGTGATTGGATATGCCATGGATGACCTTGGATATTGGCCTGCTGTCGCCAGCTTCCTGGATGTGAGGCCGTAATGTCTGACTTCTTTGATTTTTTAGGATTGCTGGCTACTATTGCTGTCGCCATCGTGCTTATTTACGGACGCTAACCCCTGGAGGTGCATTGTGGATATCGAAGGAATCGTTGGCAACGTGCTATTTTCATCTGTCGCAACACTATTGAAAGACGCGGTGGTTGAGGCTGCAAATCGCGGAGCCGACCTGTACGGAGCCGACCTGCGCGGAGCCGACCTGCGCGGAGCCGACCTGCGCGGAGCCAACCTGCGCGAAGCCAACCTGCGCGGAGCCAACCTGTACAGAGCCAACCTGCGCGGAGCCAACGGCGAGGATAAGAAAGTTCACTCGCTACGCTCGTTCTCATCCTCGCTTTATCCCTA